AGAGAATTCACCAGACTGTTAACGTACACAGTCAAACCTTGGCCAGATGGATTTGAGCCAAGAAGCATTAGAAGATCACCATTGTAAGCGCACATGGGCCAAGCAATGTCGACAGCAAGGCCGATCATTATTTTAATCGCAGTGCGATCGTATCCAAGGATCTTTGCTATTCTGCGCAGCATTTTGAGTGCTGCCAAAGTGAGTTGCGCGGGCATGCGCAAGTCATATTTTTTGTAATCAATTGCCAGCATTCTATCTTCACCAAAGCGGGAGACAAATGCACCTAGTTCTTCCCATTCTTTGGAAACGGGATTAATACCAACAGCACACTCTGAGAGGAGTGGGTTCAACGAAAGGAACCTGGCTATTGGCAAATAGTATTTTCGAATCAACAATTGAAATGCCAATGGGGAGGCTTGAAAAACCCGAACTTTGTCTTTGGACGCAAGTGTCGGTTCATCTTTTAGAGCAGCCTTAAACAATGGGTAACACCGTCTACCGGAGAGGTATTCAGTTTCCATATCTTCAGCTACTTTCCAAAACTTTTCATCAAGTACATCGTAATCTTGATATATGCCTGAAGGATCAACCCTACGTGTCAAAAAACGACGTTTGGGTCCCCCCAATGGAGCTCCCACAGATGTAGAAGCCTCCATTCTGTCAATAAATCGACAATTGGGAATACCATTAACAACTTGATCGCGTGTCAATGGTTTTACTTGAGTTTTCCAATACTCTAAGTTACTATTTAATTTTTCTTCAATTTCAACCATGTAATCATCAACTGCACGTGCTACGTCAGAGCCATGAAAGCCGATACTCGGTTGTGTTGAGTCCTGTAGAGATGTTAGCCATGGAAGCCACGGTTTGTCTCTTGTTGGACCTCTGAATTTGGGCGATCCCCAAGATTCAGTAATGTCAAATAGTTTTCGGACTGTTTTACAGATAGGTGTATCCATCACCTTGGTGGTTGCCTGAGCGCGACCAATTGTGGAACCAAAGACACGAAAATTACGTGAACCTTCTAACGCCGAGAGTGGTGAACGAATGTGTAGACCTTCCTGTAGACAATCAATTCCAAATTGCTTCTTGACAAAAATGCCTTGAGCGGCTATTTCTGAAATATGACTGCGTTCAGTAAGGATAACAATTGCACCCTTCAATTCATCAGGAGGAGGGCTACCTGCACGGCCTTCTACTACACCATCACCTCCTAAGTGTACACCCATTATGTACGAGGATTTATCATCAGCAACAATTGGGGCCATGCACATACCCTCAAAATTGGTGGGACTCTTATATCTCAATCCAGAAAACGAAACAGTTTTACCGTCAATCTTATGATTATTTGTAGTAATAGAACCTACAATGTCAAAAATACCATTGATTGCAAGGATGCCCTCCTTGTTACGGTAATACGTTTTGCCTGTTCGATATACTTTGGGAGTGCTTGGAGCGAATAGGTCAATCAAATTTGTGAAATCGCCTGAATTATGTACATAGACGACAGCCAAATCGTGATCTCCAACACGAAGACAATCAGCAGGACCAATGATAGTATCAAAACTTGCATTTCGACACGCACCATCGGGATTAGCTTTTCTAACAAAGGTATACTTCTGAGACTCTGCTTCAATCATATGGTGTGGGACCAAAGCGAATCCAGATGTAAGGAACAAAGCGTTACTAAACTTCCCATCACTCCTAC